TTGAAGATTACACAGTTGCTAAGATAACTAAAGCAAGATTTAAGTACAGCAAGGACAAGACCTACACAGAAAATATAGTAGCCACATCAGGTAAGCAAAATTATTATGACGGTGATAACAAATTTATCTCTTGTAATACAGAGAAAACTCTTGTCAGTAAATTTATAAAACCCTCAGGTGCTGTTTATGGTGGATGGATGTTCTATGAATACCGACCTTTTAGTGTTAATCTGTTTGACCGTTGGTGGCTAGAACCTGGTGATACTATACAGTTAAATACAGGAGTAGAGGACACTCCAATAATTACAAGTACAATTTTTAACAGAACTTTATCCGGAACAGTTGGCATTACAGTCCAAGTAAGTACAGAAAGTTCAGAATATCAAGGAGATGATGATAAACAATGGGCTACAACTTAATTAATTGGGAGAATAGTCCCAGTAAACAAACACCAATCAATGCAGAAAATTTGAACCAAATGGATGTGAACATAGCTAAAGCTATACAAGGTACTAGGTTCAACTTTTCTGCAACCTTTACAGCAGACAATGTGCTAAAGAACACAACATCAACGGAAGCATTGGGTGCAGGTAGTTTTGCGACAAGTCAGACAGATATTGTAACAGTATTTGTTGCAGATAATGTTACAAAAATTGATAGTGGTGCTTTTAGTGGATGTACCTCACTAAAGACTATTTATATTGATAACACAGTTGGCAATGTTGAAATTGTAAGTGGTGCAATACCTGACGGTGTTAGTATTGTTTACTCAAATGATGATAACTTCATTAATGTAAATGAATTATTAGCAAGTGCTATTAAGTCATTAAAGTCATCAGTTAACACAAATAGAACTGATTGGGAAAATAGAGCAACAAGTATTGAAACTCAGCACAAAACAGATGTACAAGCACTAGCTGACAAGGCTAATAGCATTGTCGATCAAGCTAACACAGATAGACAGAATTTTAATAACAGTGTTGATGAAATCAATACAACTTTAGATACCAAAGAAAATGTATCTAATAAGGTAAGTGAGATTACACATCCTAGTTTAGACTATTATCCTGACACCAAAGCAGTATTTGACTATGTTAATAGTAAGCTGGAAGTACCTCTTGCTGCTATTGAAAGTTTGAAAGCTGATAAGCTTGATAAAACAGATTTTAATAGCTATAAGACTAGCAATGATAATGCAGTTGATGAAATCAACACAACTTTAGATACCAAAGAAAATGTATCTAATAAGGTAAGTGAGATTACACATCCTAGTTTAGACTATTATCCTGACACCAAAGCAGTATTTGACTATGTGAATAGTAAGCTGGAAGCACCTCTTGCTGATATTGAAACTTTGAAAAATAACAAAGTTAATATTACCGACTTTAATACTTTTAAAGATACAACCAATCAGGCAGTCGCAAACATTGAAGCATATATTGGAAGCATAACTGATGTTGCAGGTCTTTGTGTGGACTATAAGAACAAGACATTCACAAGGCTTGCAGATGCTGTTGGTCTTTCAGCAGGTTCTGACTTTGACAAGTGGAAGATGTATGGTGGAAGAAAAAGATGTAATGTTGCTGATGATGGAACTATTCTTGCATATTATGGTGATGCCAACTACAAGGAAGATGGTTCAAATGGTCAGGTTATGGTCTATCAACCAAAGTTCTATTATTTGATTGTACCTATCAATTATGATGTTCAGGAAACAGGTGTTGGTTATCATTTAAGAAAAGCAAATTATTATGTTTCTGAAAAAGCAAGAACAGGATTTAGACTTCACCCTGCATTCTATGATGCAAATGGAAATGAACTTGATTATATTCTGATGGGTGCATATGAAGCATGTCTTTATGACACAAGTGCTTCTGAATACATCACAGATGATGCACAGGTCATGACTGTTGGTGAAGACAAACTGTCATCCATTGCAGGTGTAAAACCTGTCAGTGGTTCAGCACAGAACCTGACAAGACCAAATATTGAAACAATGGCACAGAACAGGGGTGCAAATTGGCACGGTTCAACAGTCAAGATTGCTTCAATGAATCAGCTTCTTTGCATGATTGAAATGGGAACAATGAACTTCCAGTCTGCTATTGGTCGGGGTGTTGTTTCTTATGCAGCAGGAAGCGGAAATAAAGCATCCAACACAGGTGCAACATCTTCCCTTGGTAATGGAACAGGACAGGCAACACAGACCACACACATCAGTTCTGATGGTACAGAAACCATTGACACCACATCAGGAAAACTTTCTGTGTCTTATCGTGGACTTGAAAACCCTTGGGGGAACATTTCTGAATTTGAATATGGTGTCAACATTTGGGGAAATGGTAGCATGGCAGGTGGTGAACCTTATGTTGCAGATGATTTCAATTTTGCTGAAAATAAGAAAACAGACAACTATGAAGGTGCAGGTTTCACTGTAACCAATGCAGGTGGTTATATTTCTGCAATGGGATATTCCACAGCTTGTGATTGGTTGTTCATGGCATCTGAAACAGCAGGAAACAGTTCCCTTCCTGTTGGTGATGGCACCTCTGTGGTAACAAACCTGAAAGGGTATAAGATTGCTCGATTGGGCGGTTGGTGGGCTGATAATTCTAGTGCGGGCGGTTTCTACTGGTGTCTCGATACTGGTGTCGGGGTTCATGCTGGGGTTTTAGGCGGTCGCTTGGTGTATGTTCCTACTGCAACAGCATAATTACTTCCACACACTGGACTTTATTATGAAGCTAATATCAAGAAAGGAGGTTTGAAATTGAAAGATTATGGTCTGACAAGAAGCACAACTGAACCACAGACAGTGGAAATCAAGGAAACCAAGGTTTTTGTTGCAACAAAAATCAAACAGGTGACAGTCACCACTGATGATGGCGATGTTCAGGAATATCAGTTCAACCTTGTGGAATATGACAAGGATGAATATATCAGAATGATGTCTGACAAGAATGATGAACTTGAACAGCAGGTTACTGACACACAGCTTGCACTGTGTGATGTTTATGAAATGCTTGGATAGAAGAAAGGATGGTGTTCATTATGGCAAAGGTATATGCAGACCTTATTATGAAAGGAAAAAAGAAAATTGATGATGTTCCTGCAAAACTGAAAGAAAATGTCATTCAAATTCTTGTGGATGCAGGTTTTGGGATGAACAGGGTGATGACTGATGATTTGGTACTCAACTGATGAAGTGAAAGAAGAACAGACAGAAGAAACACCAACAGTAGAAGAAGGTAAGTAATAATGTCTGATGAAATTATTACTGCCTTAATTGGTCTAGGTGGGTCTGCATTAGGCTCTATTATTGGTATTATCTGCAACAGTAAACTAACTGCGTACAGATTAGAACAGTTGGAAAAGAAAGTAGATAAACACAATACAGTAGTCGAACGAACTTATAAAGTCGAAGAAAGGCTATCCGTAATTGATGAAGAAATAAAAGTCGCTAATCACAGAATTAGTGACCTAGAAGAAAGGAAGTAAAAAATGAGAAATTGGACAAAATGGCTCAAAGTTGCGGGCGTTCGCGCGATTAAAACAGTGGCACAGACTGCTGTAGCTATGGTCGGTGTTAGTGCTGTTATGAGTGAAGTTGATTGGCTTACAGTCGGTTCAGCGTCGCTATTAGCGGGTATCTTGTCACTACTTACAAGCGTGGCGGGTTTGCCTGAGGAGGAATAATAATGGCAGAATACGTCAAAAAACCCGTAATCGTTCAAGCACACAAGGCGAAAAATACCCTTGCAAGCCTGATATTTTCGCGAAAACTTATGAAAGGGTGGTAAAATAATGAGTAAAACACTAATGGTTGACGTCAGCAGATGGAACGGCGCTGTTAATTTCTCAGCGCTGAAAAATAAAGGCGTCAAAGGCATTGTTATTCAAGCCGGCTACGGAATGGTTGCGAGCCAAAAAGACCCATTTTTTGAAGTCAACTACAAAAACGCAAAGGCTCACAAAATGCTTGTAGGTGTTTACCATTACAGTTATGCAAAATCTGTTGCAGAGGCTAAGAAAGAGGCAAAAGTCTGTCTAGGTTGGCTAAAGGGTAGAAGTCTAGATATGCCTATCTACATTGATATGGAAGAGGAAAGCCTAACATATCTAGGTAAGTCAACTCTAACAAAAATCGCAAAAGAATTCTGCAAAACAATCGAAAAAGCCGGATATAAAGC